TTCAAACCAGATTTTCCTTGTCGTTAGCGCGCGCACAGGCGTGCCACGGGTTGCGTGTAGCAGTGTTATTTTTCTCATGTTGTTAGTTTTTCAAAAAGTTCTTTAGCGCGCTCGCGCTCTTGCGGATCGCTGACACGGCGATGCGTATCATCCACAGGAACACTCGGCTCGAAAGCAGGATGATGATGAGCGAAAACAATATCACGCGCTTCGACAATCGCGCCCGCCTTCGCCGCACGAACGGTGAACTCGGCATCGCTGAATTGGTTTTTGAAGAGCGGGTTGAAAAGTGCATGGCGATCATAGAATTTGCGCGTGATGATTGCCATTGGTAGCAACTCGTCGGTGCGGTAATTGTCAGAAATTCGTAGGCACTTTTCTGACGAAATATCGATCCGATCAAGGATTATTTGATCCCAGCCCGGCGGGCATTCCCAATCGTCACTCATCTGGATTAGGATATCGCCAACGCAATGCGATGCCGCCAAGTTCCAAGCGCCCACAGAACCGCCATCACCTTCCTGCGCCACACCGCCAAAGCGTTGCAACTGCGCGGCGGTGGGATCATCTGCATCCACGGCAAAGATGTATTCGATGGCGGCAGGGTTCTTGGCGCGAGATAGCCACAAGCTCATCGTCTGCACTGCCTGCATGGGCCTTCCCCTTGTCGCATGGAGAATGCTGATTTTTGGGCCTTGTGAGCCATTGAGCAAATCCTGCTCTAACGCGAATGCTTCTTTCGCCTTGCCTGCCATGCGAAGCGCCCAAGCGCGAAGGCGCGTAGCCTTCCAGCCATAGTATTCTGCACGGTGCGTCCACTGCGGGAATGATGGCACAGGCACTTTCTCCATGCGATCCAGCGCGGCGAGCGATTCTTTTGCCTTGCCTTGGTCGAGAAGAATTGATGCCTGCAACGCGATAGCTTCGCGGCGATTCGGATCGAGCTTTTCGGCACTGGCGGCGAATCGCAGGGCCGTATCGCCATCCGTCATGTTGCTCATGTTGATCATCGTCTCGTAGCGGTGAACGGCATCGACGCTCTTGAGCGCGAGCGTTTCCGCGCCGTATCGGATCGCCTGCTCGCGCTGGCCTTGGATCATCTTTTCATAGTGAAGATAGAATTTAATGTTGGGCGTGAACTGATCGTTGAACTCAAGGATGCGAGTGTTGCGCTCGTTGCTTGGGCGGCGCCCAAGTGGCGGCTTGTGGTGAGCGGTTTCGAGATCGCGGCGGCTCCAGATTTTGATCGTCTTTGTTGGGTGCATGTTTTCATGCACGGGACGCCACCACCAGCCGCTCTTGTAGCGAAAGAATCGTTCCCGTGGCGCACGCTTATGCTGCTCTGGGATTACATAGTCGGTAAGAATCCAATCGCAGTCTTCTGGGCATTCCGCCAGCGCCTTCAGGTGTGGCTCGACTTGGGACTCTGGCAGGATGTCATCAACATCAGCCCACATCACCCAGCCCTCTTTGCCTGTAAGGTTGTAGGCAAGAGCGAAAGCCTGATTGCGAGCATTGGCGAAGTTATCCAAGTGAAGCCAATCGGCGCAGAGTGGCGAGTTGCTGTATTCGGCGGTAACGCACCCAAGCTCCTTGGCAATGTCGAGCGTGCGGTCTGGCTTGAGTGCGCCAATGGCGCGAACGACAACGATCTCGTCGCAGATTTTCTGATAAGATTTCGCGCATCGCTCGATGCGCTCTTCCTCGTTCCCTGTAATGAATGCGGCGACTAGCTTCTTTTTTTTGTTCATGTCTAAATGGGTTGGCGTGTCAATAAAACAAAAAACCCGCCCTCTTGCAAGGGCGGGCTTTGTTTGCCAACGAATCTGTTTGGGGATTACAGACCAGTCGTGATGCGGATGATCGAGCTTCCGTCAACAACCTTCTCCGCCACATGCTGACGCACGCGGAGAACATTGCTGCGGCGGGCCTCGTCGCGATAGGTTTCTGCCACGAAGGGAACCGGAGAATCAGCGCCCCACAGGATCGAGCGGCCAAATCCACCAGCGGCGAACTCGCCACCGGCGATGTAGGCAAGAGCCATGTAGGTGTCGCCCCAGACGAATCCACCAGAATAGGCTTGGCCCTTCTTGGCGGTGTTCTTGGGTGCGCGGCCAACGAGAACTTTCTCGACGCCGACTGCCTGTGCAACTTCCTGCTCGGAGAGCAAGCGGGTGCTGTTGGTGGCAACAACGCCGAACATCTGGTTCTGAACTTTTGTGCTGCGGCGAACGCGCTCGAACAGAGTTGCAGACATGACGAGCGCATTGGGAAGCACGCCATACTTGGCGAGTTCCAACTTGCCAGCGGCCACATCGGCGGGAAGGTCGAATGTGGTGATATTTGCCTCGGTGTAAGCGGCAGTCGAGCCAGTGCCAGAGATGGCAGTCAAGCCATTCGCGGCATAGGTGAGAGCGGCAACACGGGCTTCGTGGCCGATCTGAATCTGCGAGAGCAGCATGTCGGCAACGGCAACCTCGACATCGAGGAAGCGAGCCAAGTCGCGCTGCGTGGCATCAGGAAGGATTTCCTCAAGGCCATACTCGGTGGCGGCAAAAGTGTCAGAGACAAATTTGCGGGACACGCGGGGATAGGCGCTGCCAGCGGCGATCTTCGTGGCATCGTCATTAAGAGCTTCGGACTGCCCAAGATTGATCTTGAGATATTCGCCGCTCTTCACGTCAGCTACGTAGATCGGCATGACTTCTGCGCCGATGAAAAGGTTTTGCTTATTGCTGCGGCCCTCGAAAACGGCCTGAGCAATGTCGCCTCGGATGGTGGTGGTTGTTAGTGCCATGGTATTGGTTCCTTAAAAATTAGAGCTTGGGAGCGTATTCGATCACGTCACCGGTTGCGCCACTATTGATCGCGGTGCCAAGGGTGAGAGCCGATGTAACAAGCGTGCCAACAATGACGCCGCCAGTGGTGGCGAAAACATTGAGTCCCGCAGTCACGGGGCCGGGAGAGACCAAGCCGAATTGGGTTGGGCTGAAAAGTTTCACGCTGCCGATGCCGGTAGCAGAGACATCTTCCTGCACAACGCCGATTGCCTCACTCGCAGTGACGAGTGCGGCGGCTGCATTGTCGCCGGAGACGCGCACCAGCGTGTTTGCCGAAATCGCACTCGCGAAGGAGAACGAACGGAATGTATTGTCGATTTGTGTAGCCATGATGATTAGAGATTGGAGAGTTGGTTGGAATCGCGAAGGGCGATGTATTCGGCGGGATGATTGGTCATCGCGAATTTGATCGCGGCGGTTTTGCTGCCGAGTTCGGAAGTCTTGGATTCGATGAGCGCCTTGAGATCGAACTTCTCGACGGGCTTCTCTTCGGCGGCGGCGCTGCCCTTCATGGGAGCGGCTCCGAAGTTGGAGATGATTGTGTCGAGTTTGGCAGAGAGTTTAGACATTTCGGACTCTTCGTCCTTTTTCTCTTCAGCCATTTTCTCTTCGGGCTTCTCTTCCATCCTGTTCTTGTAGTCGCCAAAGGCGGTCTCAAGAGCGGAGAGGCGGGAGAGGATGTCAGCGATATCGATCTCGTCTTCTTTGACGATCTCTTCAGCTTGGGTCTTTTCGTCTTCCATATTGGTGAGATTTTTGTCAACTGCCTTTGCCTCGAAACTAAACAAGCCGGTAGGATTGGCGGCAGGGGTTTGGACGAGATCGGCGCTGTAAAGCTCTTCACATGATGCGAAGCGTTTGCCATCGATCTCGCGCACGGGGCCAGAGAAAGCGATTGAGATTCCGAAGGTGTCTGGCAACTTCTCGGCGATCTCGAGAACATAGTCCTTGCGCTCGGCGTTCTTGAGAAGGTTTAGATCGGCGACGAGCTTTTCGCCTATGATGCGAAAGTTGTCGCAAAATCCAACAATGTCTTTGATGCCCGCGCCGTGATCCAAGTTTACTTTCACGCCGCCTGCGTAGGTTTCCGCGCAAGCTTTGACTTCGCGCAGGGTTTGAGCGTCCACGAAAAGCCCGTGGCCCTTGGCTTCGCCTACGCTGATCACTGACACGCCTTCGATGATGTCGCTCATGCGAAGGCGCGAGTGTCAAAAGAAAAGGGCCGATGGAGTCCAGGTCGCTCGGTTGCTCGATGCGCTTCCCCGAATCTATTTCAGTCGGGTAAGGGTTTCAGCCACCCATACGGATGCTTATTGCCCGCCCCAAGCCACGACTTAGTGGCGCACCGCCCTCGATGCCCCACCGGCAAGATCAATCTTTGTATCGATTAACGATATCTTCAAGGTAAAATTCTTCCAAAGCGGCCTGCGCGAGCATCAAGATTTCCAACTCGTTTTCTTCGCGGCAACCGACGATCTCAAACGATGTCGATATTTCTGGCTTGATGCGGTTAGCCGAGATGTTGGTTGCCATGCCCGTCACGGGAACCTGCGCGGAAATGGAGAGCGCCACCGGCCCGACCGCCGGTGACGCCTTTATTCCACACACAGCAACCGCACTGGAAATCTGAACCTGCGGCGAGCCGACTTTGAGCTTGCCGGTAACGCCGCGCTTGATCTCGGCAACGACTCGCTGGCGCTCGCGATATAGGCCACCAGGCAGATCGCGCGGCGCAATGGCCGGCGGTGGCGGTGCGCCGGTTTGAAGCAATCCCTGCGAGCCGATCGAGAGTGGCGTTGGGCTTGGTAGCAAGCCCTGCGTAGCGATGAGCAGGCTGGTAAGAATTGTCATCAGTCGCGGCTAACTGTCGTCGTTGTTGTCCCGTCACCGCTGATCGTTTGCGCGATGGCGCCAGCGGTGCGGCTTGAAGGCGTGACGGTCAACGCGCTGCCAGATTTTAAGCCGTGAATGAGGTGGATTTCTTGCAGTTCAGGGACAGCAAATGCGGTCAGCACGCTTGCATCGAAAGCGGATGCAGTGATAACGGCAGTTTGAAATTGATGAACATTGGCTGCTGCGTGATTTTGCGCATTAATTTGCAATTCGTTATTTGCGTTGGTCGCACGCACGACCCTTCCTCCGTATGTTCCCGCTGTCGTGTGACCGCTCGTGGCTTCATCCCACACGGCATCTGCGATGCCTGCGGTGGTGGCGGTGGAGAGATCGTTCACAAGAATTTCGGCGCTACCATTCCATGCTATAACGCAAGAGGAACAGGAGTGATCGCGCTTGAATAAAAAACAACCTGATAGGTTCCCGCCGTAATTGCTGGCATGTCGCCAGAGTAAAATCTCGTTGTGCCGACTTCGCCGCAAGTGATCGCTGTGCCGACCGTGATGCCGGTTTGAAAAAGTTGCGCGGCGATCGAAAGGCCGCTTGTCGGTTGTGCTGTATTTAGTTCGTTTGGCATAAATTAGATTCCTTTTAGTTTCCACTTAACTTCCACACGATCATCGAACCACTCAAGATAGCTCTCCCATTCACTCTCCGGCCCCGGAGGATCGGCTTTGATGAGCGGAACGAGCGTTGGATCAACCCAGTCTTCTGGCACAGGATATGGGCGAATCGTGTCGATGCGAGGATTGCCTTCATCATCCAGCACAACGCTGGAAAGATACTTGTCCCCGTTTGCGAATATGAGTCCGTATGTTCGTAGCATAGTATTATGTTCCGTAAGTGATTTCTACTGCGTCCACAGCAGCAACCCACCGCCAAGTTTCCGAGGCGATACCTGTCACCAAAATGCGGAGCGTGTCGTCTCCGTTGTTGGCAGACAGGGCAATCGTAGTTCCTGCGGCGTTATCTGTGCCAATCGTGACGGGGGCGTAGACCTCGCTGGATGTGCCTCCGACATTCTTCACGCAATACTGGCGAAGATAGTGGGCGACTGCGCTACCATCCGATTTCACTCCAGAAATGTTGATCGTAAGCGCGATGACCTTGTTAGCGGGGATGCCGAGATATGTCGTGGCCCCATCCAATGCCATCTGAACTCCAGTGTTCGTGGTAGTCTTGCAGCGAAGAACGAAGCGGGCGCGTTGGGCATCGCCTTGGGCCGAAAACTGACCACTTGCGTGAGCTTGCATGGAGCGTCGATTTGCAAGTGCATTTTCTCCAGCCAAGATTCCAGCAGACTGCACATTTGCTGTATTCGTTGTGCCTGCATATACAGCTGCGTAAGTGGCTCCAGCGTTTGCAAAAATCCCCATTGCCATTGAGCTATTCCCGCTTGATCTTGCTCCATATCCAGCCGCCAAAGCATATTGGCCAGAAACTTGCGTATCATAACAACATAATGCAGTTGAGTAATTGCTTGAAGCTCTTCCAGCATATCCGGGGCCTACGAATGCGCCTTCACCAGAAGCAACATCTGCGGCGGCGGCGCGATTCATTTGCAAATCTACCGCACCATTTCCGCGACGGTTCCCACCAACAGCAGTATTTGTTGGGGCGGCAGTGGCAATGGACTCTAATCCATATTGGCTCCCTTGTGTCAGAACTAAACTTGCAGCGCTGATTACAGTGCCTGCGGTAATGTTTGTCGTAAAATCAACCGCGCCTCCGCCGATAGTCGTGCTGACCTTAAATGATGTCGCAGCAACAACATCTCGCACAAAATATCGCGTGAAAACATTTAAGGTAGTTCCACCCGTGAGTGTCGGAAACGAAACCGCTTGATTGGTTACAAAATTATGTCCTGTGGCGGTAATGACATCCGTTCCAGCATCGCCAGTAATGCTGAAAGATGTGCGATCTGGGCCGATGCTAACTGTGGTGTCGTTGGTGGTTGACAGGTCGGAAATTGAGATGGCGCTGGATTGGATGG